GGCCATGGTCGCACCTCAGATCGCCGTGCTGTTGGACAGCTTCACTTCGACCATCATCGTCTCGCCGTTGGCCGGGTCGGCGCCGGTGCCGCCGCTGCTCTGGCACTGGATGACGAAGTTGGGGTTGGCCAGCGTGCCCACGCCGTCGCTCACCAGCGCCACGGCGGGCGCGGCGGCGGTGGCGAGGCCCAGGAACGTCGCCGACACCTGGAGGACGTGCTGGTACGTGTCCTGAAGGACGATGGTGTACTTGCCGGCGGCATTGCGGGTGATGGACTTGATCCCCTTCCAGCCGGCGGCGGGAGCGGCCGAGAACGCGCCGTTCTTCCACTGCTGGAGGGTGGGCGCGCCGGTAGCGCCGATGGCCGCGTAGGCGTAGAGGCTCACGCCTTCCTTCTCGAGGGCTCGGCCGAATTCCGTGAAATTCCTGTTCGCCATGATGTTCTGTTCCTTTCAGGACGACCGCGCGGGCTAGCCGAAGCCAGCCCGCGCAGGTCAGCCGGTGCTTAGTTGGGGAGCTTGATGACGGAGTTGAACACCGGCGCGTTGCACGCGAGGTTCGCGTAGTACGCGACGCGGAGTTCCACGGCGTCGGCGTTGGAAACGCGCAGCATCTCCAGGCCCTCTCGCCCGTAGGTGACGATGTGCGGCACCTCGTTCACGCTCCGCAGCTTCCAGGAGTCCAGGTCGAGCAGGTAGCCGATCTGGCCGGGGCAGTTGCGGTCCGGGATCACGTCGATCTCGCCGTCGTCGCCGTGGACGCGGATGCCCCGGAATCCGATGCCCACGTCGGACTCGAGGTCCACGTACTGCACCTTGCTGCCCAGGCTCTTCACCAGCGCGCTGTACGAGCGGTAGTTGGTGAAGAACTTGTTGGGCGACCCGCCCTGCTCGGCGCAGTAGTTGCTCGCGTCGATGAGGGCCTCTTCGATGGACTGCGCGGAGCCGTCGTAGATCACGCCGTACAGGCGCGAGTCGACGGAGCGGTTGACGCCATACCAGTTGTCACCGCCGCTCGGCGCGGTGGTCGGGCACCAGCCCGCGAGCCCGCTCATCTTGGCCCCCCCGTCGCCCGCGACGAGCAGGTAGTCGTTGGCGACCCAGAGGGCCGGCGACCCGGCGGCGCCGTTGTAGGACGCGGACACCGTGACCGACGTGGCGCCGGTCGCAGCCGAGCGAGCCACGGCAATAACGTAGCCGGCCGCAGCGCGCGGCGAGCTGGCGTCCGAGTTCGGGCTGGCCTGGAGGGTCATGCCGACCTCGAACTGGTTGCCGGTCGAGGCGTCGGCGAGGACGATCGCGCCCGTGGTGATGCTGGTGATCTGGCCGATGATGCCGGAGCCGGCACGGTAGAGCGCGCTGGCCGCCGAGAGCACCAGCGAGCGGAACGCGCTGTCCACCTGCGTGGTGGCCGCCGCGACGAAGGCCTCCGCATCGTTCGCGGTCGCCTCCAGCGTGTGGTTGTCCAGGGTGGCCAGCGAGTAGTCGCTCTTGCGGGTGAGCAGGAACTCGGCGAGCGCGGCGCCCGTCTGGTTGGTCTGCGCGGTCGCGAAGGTCGCGGAGCGGCCCTGCGTCACGCCGTACTGCACCGGGACGGGGATGTACTTGCCGCCCGATTTGGTGTCCTTGGTGACCATCGCCAAGAGCGGGTTCTTCTTGTAGACGAGGTTGATGACCTTCTGCCCGTCGTACAATTCCTTCAGGGCAGCGCTGTAGGTGGTGAGATCGATCTGAGAAAGGGCCACGGTACTCTCCCGGAGCTGGCGTCACGCGGTGCGTGTCCGCCAGGGACGTGCAAGCGATTGCGCGGGAGAGGGGTGCCGCCTGCTACTTGGCCTGCCTCGCCGCGTTGAACGCGGCAACCGCACGGGCGATCCGGTCCTGCTCGGACTCTCTCTTCGCAGGAATGGTCGCTGTGGAGGTCGCCGCGAGATCGTTGGTCAGGGTGCGTCGCTGCGCTGACTCGATGGCTCGCTTTGCGTCCCGGTCGCTGCCCTGGGAGGAGGGCTTCTTGGCGGCCTCTGCTGCGAGAGCCTCCAGCCTCGACTGCCACGCCTTGCTCTTGGTGGCCTTGTCGAGAAGGTCCAGCAGTTGCGATTGTACTTCCTCCGCCGCTTTCTCGGTAGTCAGAACCTCCTGGGTCTTCTGGAAGTGCGCGAGCATCCGCGAGAACACCTCGCCCTGGAGTCCCATGACGTTGATCAACTCGAACTTATCGCCGGCCTTCTCCACGTCGGCGACGACCGCCTTGCGCGCGCCGTCCATCTGCGCCTGCTGCGCCTGCTCGAGGCGCTTCTTCTCGGACTCGGTGGCCTGGCGCCGCTCGTCATCGCGTTCCTTGCGGAGCTTGGCGATCTCGTCCTTGACGGACTTGATCTCCGTCTCGGGGCCGCCCTTGCCGTCGTTGAGGACGTAGTTCACCACGTCCTGGGGCGAGAGCCCGGCGGCCTCGAGGTAGGCCGGGAGGTTCGTGCGCGCGCTGCCCTTGAGGCCCTCGAACGACTTGAGCGCCTCCTGTGCCTTGGACAGCTCGGACTCCTTGGCCTTGATCTCCTGCTGGCGCTCGACGAGGGCGCGTTCGCGCTTCGCGAGCGAGGCGAAGCGCTCGGCGTTGGCCTTCTCGGCGGCGGCCTGCGCGGGCGCGGCAGCGGCCTCGGCCGGCTTGGCGGCGTCCTGCACGGGAACTGCGGCGGCAGCGGCGACGGGGGCGGCTTCGGCTGGCATCAGTGCGTCTCCGGCAGCGGGTTGGACTCGGGCGCGGGAACGGCGGCGAGAGGCGGCGCAGCGGACTCCTGCGCGGCCGGCGGCGGCGCCTGCGGAGCCATCGCGGTCTGCACGAGCGCGACGATCCGGTGGAGCATGTCGGGCACGATGAGCCGGCGACAGTCCGTGAGTATTGTTCCGTTCGGGGCCTTCACGCCGACGAAGGCCATGCACGCCTCGCCGATGCAGTGCGCGGCGTCCACCGCTGCCGGCGGCGTGGTCCCGTCCGGGGCCGCGATGCGCGACTCCGTGCCCACGCGCAGGGTGAACGGGCAGATGCGCGGCGCGTCCGGCGTGAGCTTCATGTACGGCGTCTCGCTGGAGATTCGGTTGCTCATCTTCGACACGGGAGCGACTCCTACGCGGCCGCTTGCTGCGGCACGAGGTCAGAGGGAGCGGGCGGGACAGCAGGAGCGGCCGGGGCGCCCATGCCCGGCTGCGGAGGCCCGCCAGGCGCGGCCATCGGAGGCTGCGCGGCCTGGCTGATGGCGTCGAGCTGCGAGAGGAACGTGCGCAGCATCTCCAGGCGCTCGGGCTCCAGGCCCTGCGCCTTGCCCTGCTGGTAGTATTCCAGGGCCATCTCGCGCGCGAGCGCTTGGTCGTCGTAGGGCTCGGGCGGCGTGTACTCGCCATCGTCCACGATGCGGTCGAGCACCTGTTGCAGGTAGTCCTCGCTCGCGTTGTGGAGGCCCTCGACTTTTTCGAGGTCGGGGAAATCCATCAGCCGCTTGCCCTGGCGCGGCGAGAGGAACCCGGCCTGCACGAACTCCTGCACGGTCTGCAACCGGCCGGCGGGATCGCTCGGCAGCGAGGACACCGGGTAGCACTGCATCGTGAATTGGTCGTCGTCCAAATCGATGTCGGCCCAATCGACGGACTCCATGAACTTGGAGCCGGGCAGTCGAACGCTGTACTTGCCGCGGTTGCGCTCCACCAACTCCTTGACCTCTTCGATGGCCAGGCGCGCGAGGTCGAGGTGGAGCTTCTCGTAGGCCTGAGAGGGAGTCATCAACCGTTCGGCTGTCTCGTCCTTGTACTCTCTCAGTGCGATGCCGCTGTTGAGCCCGGCGGGCTTCTCCGAGCGCGCGGCCATCGTGCTCACGCCGAAGATCTCGAAGATTGATCCCTTGTGCGTGACGATCTGCTGGAAGAGCCCCTCGGGAATCACCGGCGGCATGACGTACTCGGGCCGCGTGCCCGTGTACATGATGATCGCGCCGATGTCGTTGTTGAGGTGCTCCTTGACGACCTTGCTCCCGTTCTCAAGGAGGATCTTGAAGCTGCCGGCCAGCTTGTAGGAACGCTGCGCGACCCACATGAGCTGGTTGATCTCCATCTGCGTGTTCTGCGCCTGCTCCACGCCGCCCTGGCCCCAGAATCCGAAGAGCCGCTTGCACCAGTGGAAGAACGCGAACGGGAAGTGGTCGCGCGTCCACTCTTCATCCATCAACACCGTGTCCGAGACGGTGATCATGTGCCGGCCGTCGCTCGCGTCGGGGCCGCTTGGCAGGTGCCACGACTCGCGCACCGTCACCAGGTCGCCCACGGTCGAGCCCGGTCCCAGGTCCTCGTGCTTGGCGCGGTCGCACCGCATGATCGCCTTGCGATGGCCGGGGAACTGCTCGGCGAGCATGAGCCGGTCGACGTTCTTCACGCGGTGGAGCTGGCGCGGGTCGCGATTGAACGCTTCGATCTCGTCGATCCACAGTTCGTGCGGGAGACACCTCTCCATGGCGACGCGACCGGCGCGCGAGTAGACGTGCGCGACGCCGGTCCCCCACACGGCGCCGTCTCGGAAATCGTCGGGGCCCAACTCGTTGACGCCGCACTCGTAGAACACGCCGTCGACGAACTTGTTGAGCTTCTTCGCCTTGCGCTGCGTGCGGTAGTCGCCGCCGCTCGTGAGGAAGTATGGCTTGGGGCGGTTCTTCGCGACCTTCGACACGGCGGTGTCGGTGGCGATCTGGATCGCGTTGTAGCTGATGCGGTCCTTGATGCCGGGGTGCGTCGCCGAAAGCTTCTGAAAGCTGATGCCGTTCGGGCCGCTGATGGGCAGGTTGCCGTAGAGCCGGCTGGAGACGATGTACTGCGTGAGGCGCGCGCGTTGGTTCTGCATCAGCGTCGTCAGCGTCTCGGTGACCGCGTTGGCGGCGTCCAGGCCCTTCTGCGTCCACCATCGGCGATCCGCGTCCGCGTCTCGCTTCGGCGGCGGCTTGCCCACTCCGAACTGCGTGTGGTCGAGGGTCTTCACCGGCTACCTCTTCGCCTGCGGTCCAACCGGCTCGCGCTCAATCGCGTCGATTGCCGTTGCTGGGCGACGAACCGTGACCGGGCGACGCTTCCAGATGCGCTCCCAGGCCTCGGAGTACGAGGCCGAGTAGCCGCCCACGCGTAGCGCTCGCATCTTGAATTTCGTGCCTTTGTCGCCCTTCATGCGGCGGCCCTCCGCGACCGGCGCGCCTGCTCCGGCACCGATTCCTCGGCGATGATGTCCGCGAGCAGTAGGTGGTGCCGGGCCAGGATGGGAAAGCCTCGCTCTGCGCAGAGCCGCGCCATGCCGCGCTCGTAGGCCTCGGCGCGGGTCATTGCGCCGCCTCGGACGGAGCGCAGACGGCCAGGTCGCAGCCGCGCAGGCAGCCGTGCTCGCTGTGCTCGGTGACGAGGTGGTGGCCGCAGGCGCACGTCTCGGACTCGGTGGCCGCCGAGACTGCCGAGGCGATGTCGTAGAACTTCTGCGGCTCGGGCGCGAACTCCACCTCCAGGTCGTCGAGACGGAAGCGGCGCACGCCGAAGCGCTGCACCACGGACAAGAGATCGGAGAGATCTGCTGGGGACATGTGCCGCCCGCGAGGAGGGGGAGGCCGCTCTACTCGCTGAGCCAGCGGTGACAGGCTCGGGTGCTGCGACTATCGCTTGGGGGGATTGTGCCGCTGGTGCCCGTGCGTGTCAACGCGCCCAGTCCTCCCACTGGCTCTTGTCCTCTCGGTCCTGCTCCATCTGCGCGAGCGCGGCGAGCTCCATCTCGGCCTGTTCCATCGCCGCCCACTCGGGCGAGCCGTGCGCGAACTGCTTGGGCAGGAAGTGATCACGAAGGTGGGAGAGTTGGTCGAAGGCCGCGCCGCTCGCGTCCACCTGGTCGTCGTGGTCGTCGTTGACGCCGGTGAAGCTGCACAGTTCGGCGAGGTAATCGTCGAGCCACGGCGCATCCTCGGGCACAAGCACCTCGCCTGCGTTCCAGGCCGCCGCGAACGGTTGCGCGCGGATGAAGTGATCGCCGGGCGCCTGCTTGATTTGCAGCGGGACCGAGTACGGGTCCTGACGCATGAAATCGGCGATCCCCAACTCGGGGCCGTAGCCATACCAGCGCAGATCGGGTTTCCCGCGCGTCTCCCAAGTCGCATGTACGAGCGCCTTGAACTCGGGCGACTTGAGCTGACGGCGGATCACGTCGAGCACGTAGACCTTGCCGTCGACGATGCCGAAGTGCGCTAGCGCGCTCCAGTCGCTCGCAGTTTTCTTGCTGTACGCGAAATCGAGTCCCATCGCCTCGGCGATGAACGAGAATCCCGTAGGCAATTGCGAGTATGTGTGAGGTTCACCGAACAGCGCACCGCCGCGCGGGCGCGGTTGACCCTGGTACAGCGACGCCCATGTGTACTCGCCCACGCGCTCGCGGCGCGCTTGCAGCAGGTGCAGCGGCCAGCGTTCGGGCCACAGCGCGGCGCCGAGGTCGTTGATTGCCGGCGCGCGCATCAGCTCCCACTTGTCAGGCTCTTCTCCGAGCAGTCGTCCCACGAGGTCGTCAGGGTGCCAGCGCGTCATGTTCACGATGAGGCTGCCGCCGGGCTCGATGCGCGTGCAGATGGCGTCGTTGAATTGATCCCAGACGCGATTGCGGTACGTCGCGCTCTCTGCCTCGAGCCGGTTCTTGAACGGATCGTCGACAATCGCGATGTCGACGCCGTGGCCGGTCCACGTGCCCATGATGCCGGCGGCGAGCATTCCGCCGCCCTCGGCCGTGCGCCACTCGGCCACGTTCTCGCTGACGAGCTGCACGCCGGCTCGCTGCGCGAGCGCCATTGCCTTGCGCGACTTCGACGCGGCCAGGTGTTCGTTGTACGTCGCGTAGCCGAACGTGAGGTCCGGCCGCTTGGCCAGGCCGTAGGCGACCGAGTGCAGGATCGTCTCGGTCTTCGCGTGCCGAGGCGGCACGGTGGAGATCGCCTGGAGAGAGAGCTTGTCGGCGCCCTGCGCCCGTTCGATCGCGCGTTCCAGTGCGCTGACGAGCTGGGCGAGGTGGCGCGGCGATTGGTAGCGCGGCGAGATCTGCGGAATCCACTCGAGCAGGCCCGGCAGCGCTTCGGCCGCCGCCGCCGGGTCCTCGTCGACGATGCGACCGATCCGTCTGCCGAGCGGGCTCGTCATCAGCGTTTCACGATGCGCAGCGGCCGGCCGGCGCTGGCTGCTTTCTCCAGTTCGCCGACCCTGCGCTCCATGTCGCCCAGCTCGATGCAGCTACGGAGCACCTGCGCCCCGTAGAGCATCGTTTTCGCGCTGGCTGCGTCCATCCACTCTCCCTGCTCGATGGCGTTGAGCACGTCGGCGACCATCCTGCGCACGTCTTGCACTGTGCGGAGCTTTCTGTACTTCTTGCGGAGAGGGGGGAACTCGTCCACGGTCAGACCTCCGGCTCCAGGCGTCCGCTCTGGATGTGCGAGTAGGGCACGAAATCCTCGCGGCCGTCCTTGCGGATGACGACGTAGAACGGCATCAGCTCGATCTCGCACCCGGCCTTCGTGGAATCCACGCCGGTGGTGACGTTGCCGAGCACGGTCACGCCGATGTCGAACAGGACGCGGCTCGCGCGGCGGTTCTTGCGAGGGGCGCCGGAGATGATCAGCTTCGCGTTGTCAGCCATGATGCCTCCAGTTTACAGCAGGTACGGGTTGAACAGCACCCCAGGGCGCAGGATGCGCCGCAGGTCGGGAGTCCAGTGCGTGTAGCGCGCCCACGCGAGCCCATCGAGCAAGCGCGTCGCGATGCCGAATCCTCGGAAGTCCTGCTTGACGTAGACCCAGTGCAGAACGCCGGGCCTCTCGGTGACGGTGTAGCCGAGGATGACGTGCGGCGCGCCCTCGAGATGCGCGACGCGCACAGTTGCACCGCGCGAGAGCAGGCGTTCGATGACGCGGTGCTGCGCCGGGAAGAAGTCACGCCTGGCCATGTGGCGTAGCATCGGGTCGCTGGCCCACATCGAGCGTAGCCAGGTCGAGAAGATGAACTCGAGGTCGGACGGCGTGCCGTCGCGCATCTGCACCGCAGCGATCTCGGCGATGGGAGCAGCGTCGCTCATGCGGCACTCTCTGCGGCCAGCGATTCGATGCGCACGCGCACGCCCCAATCTCCGCGCTCCTGCGTGTACTGCCATTCGACCTGGCCGCCGCCGTCGTTGACGCCGAGCCACTGGCTGAGTTCGTCGGCGGTGGCTTTGAACGAGCCGCGTAGGTTGTCGTGCTCGTCGAGGCCGCCGCTGGGGGCAATGCGGGTGAGCGTGATGCGCCACGGGCCGGCGCCGACCTCTCGGCGGAATGCGGTGGGCTCGCTGCCCGGAGCAGAGCGTTGCAGGAAGCGCAGCCACAGTTCTGTGGCGACTCGGGCGCGCTCGCGCTTGGTGCCCTTCGCCCATCGGGCCTGCCAGCTCTTCCCGCGATCGTTCTGCCCGCGTCCGAGTCGGAATCCGTCGAAGTGCAGCACGAGAGTCGTCATGCGAGCCTCCTGCGCTTGGACTGCGCGCCAGCGTCGAACGCCACGCCTTTCTCGAGCAGGCGATCGAGCACGCGCGCGCCGTACCGGGTGCGGAACGTCTTGCCGTCCAGGTTGGTCGTGAGCACCGTGCGCAGGTTGTTCGCGTGTCGCTGGCCGATGAGGTTCTGAAAATCGGCGAGGAACGGGCCGCGTTCGTTCTGCGTCTCAGTGCCCACGTCGTCGAGCACGAGCCAGGGCACGGTGCGGGCTCGCTCCCACAATCGCGCACCGTCGTCGGTCCATATCGCGCGGTCGGAGAGGTCCACAGCCGAGATGTACGCTCCGCGCCGGGCCTCGTAGCGCCACGAGCCGAACACGCCGCCGTCGCTGTCGTAGCCGTAGAACGGGCCGCGCGCGAGCTTGAGCACCTCGGCGGCGGCGGTGCTTTTGCCGGAGCCGACACCGCCGCCGAGCAGAAGGAACACGGCATCCTGCCGCTGCGCCCAGCCGCGCACTGCGGCGGTGGCCGAGAAGTGCTGGGCGTCGAGGCCGGCCGCGATGCGGTCGCGGATGTCGCGCGGGACGCCGCAGCGGGCGAGGTGGATGCCGAGCTGGGATTCCTGCGCGGCCTCGTGCGCCCGGCGTGCGGCGTCTCCGACCAAGCGCGGCTCGTCTGGCTCGGTCGCCGGCAGCGTCTGCATGGACGCGAGGAAGCGTTGCAGGCCGGTCATGTGGTCCCCCAATTCTCGATCCATCCGGGCTCGTCGGGGTGCTCGCAGTCCTCGGCGCGAACGCTACCGATGCGAGGGTCGCGCGGCTTCTGGGGCGGGCCGCTGGCGGTTGTGGGCTGCCATGTGCTCCAACGGCTCACGAAGTCGGCGATCGTTCCGTGCTGCCGGAACCACTGGTCGGCGAAGGCGAAGCGCATTCGTCGTTCGATCTCGTCGTCGGCGAGGTCCTTCACGCTGAGCAGGCGTTTGACGGCGGAGCCGTCCTTGGCGCCCGCGACGACGTAGGCGCCGCCGCGCAGTTCGGCGAAGAGGCGCACGAACAGGTCGATGGTCGCCGCGTGTCGGCCGTGCGGAGTCGTCGGCTTCTGGGGGACAGGCGCGT